AGGTGATGCAGAGGAAAGACGTCCCGCATGCTGCTAGACAGACTCCCCACTTAGGCTCGACCGACCCAACCTTTCGCAGCATCCCTTTCTCTTGTCCAAAGCCACAACCTCGCGAGGAGAAAAACGTGACCAAGAGTCAACCCTTTCAAGATCCACATTTCAGAACCAACATGTCTCTCTTCACCGCTGAGCAACACTTCGCCGCCGTCGCGGCCTCCCTCGCCAACAGCCACCCAGGGGTGGGGCAGGACGCTGCCGGGTCCCTCCTCCCCCACATAGACGTCGACGGGTTCTCGCGCGACCGTACCCGAGCCGATCCCGACGCCGCCGTGGCCCGCCCTACCGCCCAGCTCCCAACGGTTACCATTCCGGGCGCCCCCGCAGACGCATCCCCGGAGTGGCGCGGGCGCCTAGCCCTCCAGATGCTGATGGGAGGGTCCATCGTTGAGTATTCCGAGGTCGCCCGCGTCCAGTGGCTGCTAGGCCCGATGGAGGTGTTGTTCCCGGGGGTCGTGGCCCCTGCGTTTGCACGCGTCTACAACATCGTGGTCGAGGAGATAACCGAAGATGGGGCGCACGCTGGCCGGCTCGCGTATTGGCAGACACCCGGAGTCGTCCCTCGGGCCAACGTCCCCGCCGAGATGCAACTGGGCAACTACCCGCGGATGGCGCGCCTCGATCTAATGGTTGAGGCGAACGAGCTCGATGCGGCCGCGGCCCTGGGGATGCTGGCCTATACGGTGGTGAAAACCCCCAACGGCCAGAACGACATAGGATTCACTGAGCGACGCCCTCGAGCGGCGGCCGCAGCCATCGGACGCCCGATCACAGAGGCAGCGATCCCCACGGTGGCAAGGTACCTGCACGCGGGCTCGGTGATGACGCTAGGCTCGGGCTTCCGCGCAGCGTTCGCGTCCCTGCTGGTGTCGTGGGTGCTGTCCCCCCACATCACCATGGTTCAAGGAGCCGTCATTGCCAATATCCGCCTGTGGCGCGGGCACGGGCTGGGGGGGCTACAGAAGGTTGAGGATCTGCTCCTCAACTGGGGGGCGCTCATCAGCCAAATCCCCGCCTTCCGCTCCCAGATCGTCCGGCACGCCGAGCACCACCGGGCCGTCGCCGCGCGGGATGCGGATCCTCGCGTGCAGTACCTGAACGCCATCTACGGCCCCCTGTCCCCGACCCACGCCCGCGGGGACTACTCAGACCTGGTCATGCTCGCGGCGGAGTTCGAGCGGATCGGGAGGCCGTCCATGCAACACTTCGGACGCAGGATAGGGCGCGAATTCGTGGCATCGATCACCCGCCTCGCCACGCAGGCCGGATACACAATCCCAGTCGGCTTCGGAGCAGGCATCCCGTAAGAACCGCCCCGAACGCTTGACGCCAACCGCCCAGCCAATGCTGCGCCTCCCCAGCCGCCCCGTTATCTTAAGAAAACTGGCGACCAAGAGTCAACATTCGATGCCTATCTTCTCGCTCGCCTCAGCACCCGCGCCCCACCTCCCGCTCGACCTAGGAGCGCTTGGATTGGCCGATCCTCCGCCCCCCCACGCCGACCTCGACACAACGTCGGCGACCCCCCCGCTTCAGGGCCTAGACGACCATGAGTTCGGGGAACCCGACCTGATGCAGGCGTCCCTGACCGCCGAAGAGCCCCCTGCAGACGGTGGCCTCCCCCCCGATGTCATCCCCACCGCCGCGGACGACGTGGGCCTTCTCTCCCCTCCTCGCGGGCGGTCCCCGAGCGTCCGCGAGCCGATGCCCGTGCGCCCAGCCTATGGACTAGGTCGATCTCCGTCGGTGGGGTCGAGAAGCCGCAGCCCCCGTCCCGGAAGGGCCCTGTCGTCGGTCGGGAGCTTCACCGGCGGCCGCAGCCCGCCACGAGCCATTGTCCCCGGGCATGGGGTCATCGTGGAGCCGCCCACCGTCTCTCTCGGGCTGTCGCGCCCCCGGCCGCCCCGGTCGCTCTCCCGATCGGCCTCTGGGGAGCGGATCGCTCGCCACCCGTGGCACAGCACGCCGATGAACCCCGCTCGACCACCCGTTCGAGGTCCCGGCCCTGCCACTGGCGACAACAGACCTGCGGGGTCCATCGCCGACGCCCCCAGCGGCCTATCGGACAGGCAACTCCTCGAATCCCTCTACCTTGGCCAGAATCTGGTGAAAGGTCGACTAGATATCATCGACCGAGACGTCGCGGAGAATCGCGATAGGATTGCTAACGTCTCTCGTAGCGTCGGCCCGAGCATTGAAGCAGCTACAAACAACCTCGAGACACGTCTCGGCGCCCGGATCACGCTCCAACGAGACGCCCTGAACACTCACACCGGGTTCACCGCAGGGGAGCTCGGTCGAATCCAGGTCGCGATCGCGTCTCTTCAAGCCCAGATCACCGCCCTCGCCCAAGGTGGCGTCGTCGGGGCGGTTCCACCGCCCGGAGTTACCGGGTACACGCCCGGGAGAGCCCCCGCACCCCCTGGCGGACCTGCACCCCCGTCGGGTCCCCTGGGTCCACGCGTGGCCGGCGCCGGCTGGGGGGGCGCAGGCGGAGGGCTGCGCGAATAGATGGTCAAGGGCCGATGTGCGTTAACCCCAAGAGCGGACGGGGGGGAAAGGGTGACCAAGAGTCAAATCTAAAGAAAACTATGCCACACTGGTCGGACTCAGCCTTCCTGCGCTTCGAAATCGCCCTCGACAGCGCCCACGCCTTGCTACGCGGGGGACACCTGGACGCCGGGACCGAGCGATTGGATGCCCTGTGCGGCGCCATCTTGGGCTCGGCCGAGGTCGAGGCCCCAAGCTTTGACATCCCTCTTCGCCCGATGCCCCCGGCAGGTCAGCCCGTCCGCGCGAACGGGTGGTACATCGGAGACGCCCAGGGGTATGGGCACCCGCTGTATCGCTTCACCCTCCTAGCCGCCCTCGTGCCGGAGTACGCGCAGATCGGGGGGCCCGGGCTCACGCGCACCGCCCGCGAGCGTGTCCTTCACCGCCTAGCGGGTAGGACCGTTCGCCCCCCGAACGTGCCATGGGTCGTGGTCCAGAGGGTATCCGCCTTCGCGTCCCTGATCGTCCGCGCTCCTGGCCGGCGGGCAGGGGTTCTCACCCATGTGCTGCTGGATGCGACAGCTCACCTTAACGCCGCCTACCCAGCCTCGCAGCTCTTTCACACCCGCGGGATCGCCCGAGTGGTGGTCGCCGCTTGCGTAGACCTGGGGCTAGATCCTGAGGGGCTGCCCGCCTCCTACACAAGGATATCCGGCCACTCCGCGTAGGGCAGACCGAGGTGCGGGGGGTCCCGCGAGGACAGGCTCTGTGGACAACAAGGGAGGTGGTGACCAAGAGTCATCTTACAAAAACTATGGATCTCGACGACGACTTCGATCTCCAGAACTATCTGCAGTCCCTCGCAACCGCCGTCGACGCCGACGGCGAGGCCCCGAGACGGCACGGCCAGGCTACATCCCTACAAGCCCGCCTCGGGGACACCCCGATAACCACCACGGGCCTTATCAAGCTGTCCCTAGCGAGGCAGGGCAAAACCGTTGCTACGGGTGACGGCGGGCACCCCGAGATCCGGGAACGAGCCTCGCTGGCGAGGGAGGGGGCATTCTGGGCGGCTGAGCGCGCGGAGCTCATACTCTCCATTCAGAGGGGGGCTCCTGAACCACAGCAGTACTTGATGGCCACAGAGGCGACTATGATCCGGATCATCCGGGAAGCGACCAAAGAGGGAGCCCGCACGCCCATAACCCCGTCCCACAAGGCAGCTTCTGCGTGCTATACACTGGCCGCTCACGCGTTAACCCGTCGGCAGGTCCATGTGCACCCTGCCGTATCGGACCTCGGGGGCATCGTCGCCGAAACCTGGAGTGCGTGGAGGTCACTTCAGCGTCCTTACGATCGCCTCCGGGCCTCGACCACGCGCGGGGTTCACGCCACAGAGGTCGTCTCGCTCGGGGAGTATCGTCTATTCCTCCACCCCGGCGGGATCTGCCTGTATAAGGGCGGCCACGCTTGGTACGGCACTCTGCCGGTGTTCCTCGCGGCCCTCGAGGCTCTCGAAAACATCGCGAAGGCCACCCTTTCGATGACGGTTTTAAGGTCGAGCGAGGTAGAACCGGCCGTCAACCCTTCGCTAGTCCTCCGGATAGCCGGATGGCAGTGGGACGTGGTGGACGCTTACGGGGGGCCAGGGCACGCGGTCGCTAAGGGCATCGAGGCGTACGCGAAGGCGCTGGCGAATACGCGCGCGGGAGCAGACCCCCCCCGTAGAGCCTCAGGGAAGGACCGGATGATCGAGAAGTATCGAGCGAAGGAGCGCGAACTCCACCCCGGAGGTCTCACCCCCATGAGCGACGCCTTGGAGACCCTATGTGAGCCGTTGCAGACCCCAGCTGGCTGCTGCGAGGCCTCCGGCCTGCTTCGGTTCTGCGGCTACCCGTTCGTGAACCCGGCCACGTCCTCCAACTCCTCCCGTCTGCAGAGCGCGCGACCGTCGCGCGCCAGAATCGAGGCCATCATGGACTGTGTGAGCATCTTGAAGCATCTCGTGCTCAAGAACTACCTGGAGAAACACGGGTCGTGGCCAGAGATCGATTGGGGGACAAGCCCGAGGCGCACAGCCCTTCGGCGGAAGCATAGCGCGTCCAGCCTCAACCTACCGGACAGGAGCTACCCCCTCTCCGACTGGCACGGAGTGTCGATAGTGAACATCACAAAGTTCATGTACCACTCCGACTACCTCGACTTAATCGCCGACAAGGCGTCGAACGAGGGGCTGCGGCTCAAGGGCGAGGCGTACGCGGGGAGGCTGAGTTCCACGACGGTGAGGCGGCTCATACATCGCATCCTCGAGTCGGAGTCCATCGTCACGAAGGACGAAGTAGAGCGGTTCGCGTTGGACGAGATGGATCCTGACGTGTTTGCGGCCGGGCTAGCCCCGAAAGGAGGGGAGTTCAAGGCGGAGGCACGGGCGTACACGATCATCCACTACAAGGTGCGAATGGTCCTCTCCATCGTCCAGGAGAACGTCAAGGAGTGCATCTTCCCGTACCTCCCGTACACCTCCATGGCCATGGGGAGTGCCGAGCTTTCAAGGACCCTCCACGCAATGTCCGCCTCGTCCAACGGAATCACGTGGCTCCTCGAGACCGACATGTCGCGGTGGAACCTCCAGTTCAAGCGGTTCTGGTCGGAGCTTGCTGGTGCGGAGCTCGACAAGATGTGCGGGGTTGTGGGCCTTTTCGGACAATCGCACCGATTCTTCCAACGGTCGGAATTCTCGATCACGACCCACGATGCCCGCATAGATCAGCTCGAGAACCCAGAGCTGCGGGAGGCGAAGCAGAGCGGGCCGCAAATGTTCTGGGGGGACGAGGGCGGAAAGGAAGGGATAGAGCAGAGGTTCTGGACGGTGCTCACGGTGACGATGTTCTACTATGCGTTGTGGGATGAGCCCTACTCCTTCCGTCTCCTCGGGCAAGGGGATAACCAAACGCTGGCCATCGCCCTAGGGACCCTAACCCCCGACCAGGTCGGCGACGAGACCACCCGACTCAGCGCGAAGATCGATCAGCGTTGCGATGAGCTCAACCACATCGCTAAGCCAGAAGAGTTCTTGGATGGCGTCTCCGGGCTGCCTCTGGAGGGCGGTGGTCACTCGCAGGGGATCCTAACCTACTCGAAGGTGTTCTACCAGGCCGGGCGCCAGCTCCCGATGGAAACGAAATTCGGGATGAAGGTTGGGGCCACAGAGGACGAGTTCGCACCCAGCCTCGAGACCTCCCTAGGATCGATCTTCTCTGCGGGGGTCGGGGTGGCCAGGAACGCTCGGCGGCCACTGGATTGTTGGTACCTCTCGTGTCTAGTCGCCGAGAACTACCTCAAAGAGGTCGCGATCGACGGGGGCCCGTACCCAGAGTTCACACGAGACAGGGCGAGCGCCCTCGTGCGAGATGAGGGAGCTATGATCCTGAGCCTGATGCTCCCGTCGTGCGTGGGAGGCTTCCCCGTCGTGCCGTGGCCTGCGTTCCTATACTCGGGGGATCCCGACCCGCTTTCCCAGGCCATCTCCATGATCCGGGCGTCGTCGGCGAGCAGCGCCCTGTTCCGAGGGGTCGAGAGGTACCTCGCCCGCGACTCGAGCTACGTGCCGTCCCCGCAGCCAACTCGGCTCCTCGAAGACCCCTTCGCGATCCCCCTCCGACAAGCCCAATCCCCGGCCTCGATCGTGAAGGAGTCGGCTACACACATCCTCTCAGCGGCAAGGAACCGAGAGATTGCCGACCTGGCGAGGGCCACACAGCAAACCTCGGCTGCGTTCTGCCAATCCCTGCTGTCGATGCGTCCGCTTCACCCCCTGCTGCTCAAGGATATGCTGGACATTAGCATCATAGGCCGGTGCAACCGGATCCTCGGAAAGTTCCAAGCCACCGCATCCATAGGAAAGGTGATCCGAGAGATGGGTAATGCGGAACGGATCCCTGAACTCTCGGCGAGGCGGCTGCTACTGACTACCCTCCGCCTCCAAGCTATGTCGACCGCCAGTGGCGAGGTGGGCCCCTTACTCCCGAGAGGCCTATCGCATGAAGTGGCCGATGCTATCCGCTGCAGGTGGGGGTTGGGCTCAGGGGTCATCCAGGGAGTGTCCACCGTGCAGCCCCTTGACTGGGTAGTCTCGTCGACTCCGGGGCCCGGCGTGGTAGTTGTAATAGATGCCGACGCTGACTTCTCCAGGGCCGGCCCGAGACTGCCATACTTCTCGACGCGCACCAAGGAGAGGCGAGCGGAACGAGAGTACGAGGTGGACAGGGTACCTGGGTCGACCGACCTAGCGAAGCTCGTCTTGTCTTACACAGCCGGCGCGGTTGGCCCCGTCGCGCGGATGATCTACGAGGCGATCGCCAGCTCTCGGACGGACCTCTCGCTGGAGGATCTAGCGGTCGTCTTCCCTGGGACTGTCGGCGGCACCCCGGCGCATAGGTATGACTCCCTCCAGGGCGGGGGGAGAATCGGGCCCATCGGGAACCCCGCCACGAGAGCGTTTATGGAGGTCGATACCGACAATATCCCCGGCCTGTCGGCGTCGGCAATCGACTGGCCGATCCCGGTCCAAGCTTTCATGTCCATGGGCCTGGCTCTGTCTGCAGCTCGATTGTCTGGCCCCCGGCCCGGCGAGAGACTTTTGAGGATCCACTTAACGACTAGCGCCCTTGCACCGATCGTCGACACCGGCCGTGAGGCCACGCAGTTCCCCCCAGTTCTCCCCCCGATGCGAGACAACCCCCTAGCGCATGTGGTTAGCCTAGACGCGGTGTCGATCGCCACCCGGTTAGGCGGGACGCGGGAGCAGCTCGAGGATCACCTGGAATCGCGCGCGCTCGCCCTCGCAGGCCTCCTTACTCTCGCCCTCACCACCAGCGGGGCTGGGCGCCTAGCGGCGGACATCGCGCCCGACACCGCATCCCTCGCGGGTATCGACCAGGGAGTGGCGACCACCCTCGGGGGCTGGTACACATACCAATCCGTCGTGCGAGCCGTATCGGTTGCTGCAACCTGGTACATCACGTGGTACCGAGGGGGCGACATAGATAGGTACAGCCTAGGGCTCCTCGTCGACAACCTCTCGGCCAGCGCTAGCAACTCTGTTCTCCCCCTCCTCCACCACCGGTCTGTCGACAAGGTCCAGTTGACCGAGGAGGGCGTATGGGTGCCCGCCCACGGGACGGCGGGTCGCCGAGCCATCGATGACTGCTTCCGACGATCCGTGCGATCATCCGCCATGATGCGCCTCCGGGACGTCGGCGGGCTCCTCGATCTGTGCGTGGGCCTCACCCTGCCAGAAGTCGTACAGAGGCCGCCCCCGTTCTACGCCCTCAGAGTGCGCATCGGCCTGGCGGTGTGGACACTCGCATCACATGCTAGCGGCGTCGCCATCGGGCCTCTGAAGCGGGAGGCGGCCGAGCTCGCCAAGTCTGTCGCACGCGGGGGCCCCCTCCTTGAGATCACAGACGCCGGGCTAGGGTTGGCGCTCCAGCGACTGCTGGCAACGCTCGAGGACCTCGCCCTAACAGTCGACGCGGACGTGCTTGAGGCCGTAGGAGCGATGTCGGGGCGGCTCAGGACCATCGACGGCGACGCCACAACCATCCTCAGGCGAATCCGGGTCCCCCCGTCCGTAGTCGATCGCAGGCCCGTCACCATTCGAGAAGAGCTTGCACCCGGCGGAGGCGAGCGGTGTTCCTTCAGGGTCCCACCTGGGGATCGGTTCTCTCTAAGCCAGATGAGGGGTCCCCTGGGGGACGCAGAGGGTAGATCCGCGACTGAGGTCCTACAGGAGCGAGCATGCCGAACCCACGGGGTGCGATCGACCATAGGCCAGGTATGGGCGGATCCCTTAACGGACTCTCGGGGACCGGTACTAGTCGTGGGGACAGGAGCGGGCGGCATCCAGAAAGTGCTGGCCAGCCGGGGTATCGAATCAGTGGGGCTCGATCTAGCCTCCACGTTGCCTGTTGGGTCGAGGGCGTCCCTCCCACCCCCAGGAGAAGCTTCGCTGTATCCGGACCTAGCTACGTTGTCCCCTCTCATGCTATCGACGTCCGGAAACTGGCTCGACGAGGACGTATCGCGAGAGGCGATGGCTTCTAGGCCGTGGGGGACGGTCGTGATCGACATCGAGACCGGAGCCTCGAGGGCCGGGTCGGAGCTACTAGACCCCCTCTTCGAGGCGCGCTTCCGAGGGCGCATTCTGGTGCGGTGGTTCCTCACTCGTGATGAGACCACGTCATGCCTCTCTATCCTGGCGGCCACGTACGGGGTGCGGCGAGTCCGCGTCATGAGCGGCGGCGTGAGGCCTCCTAGCAACATCTCCCGACCGGTGATTTTCGTGATAGACGCCCGGGGGCAAGGGGGCCTCAAACTCTTCGGAGGACGAGCTAACATCACCGCATGGCCAAACCGCAGACTCGCCCGCGACCTGAGCACGCCCGATGAGCAGTTCCGACGGGCTTCGCTAGTCCTCACCGGTGGGCTCGTCCAGGCAGCCAACATCGCTGACCTCGTCGGGGAGCTAGAGCGCGAGCTCGACGCCGCCGGTCGCTCGAGGGGAGCCACGCACCACGGGACCCTCAAGTCCATTATGAGGGTCTACGCTTCTATCCTCCCGCTCGGTAGGGTGATCGAGGACTGGAGCGCCGGTGACGAGCTGAGGGTGCCCCCAACCCTAGACGAAGCGGTGGCGGATCTCACCTTCCGCGTCGAGTCAGAGGGTGCGCCAGGATGGACCACCCACACGGTCACTCTCGCCCCTAACGACCCCGCCGTCGTCTACAATATCCAGAAGATTATCCCGCGGTTGCTGGCCGCCACGTGGGCTCAGCTCCAGGTCTGACCGCCATCCCCCCCGCGCCTACGACAATCTAAAGAAAACTAAGCTCGCCTAGACATGGGGAGCCCCCGCGGCTCGCGGAACGAGGTTGTGGGCTGGGACAGAGCGAAGCGAACGTACGATCGGATGATAGGGGTCTACTAAAAGGGGTTGTACGTCTGAGTATGTAGTCCTATGCCTCTCTCCACCGTCCTCTCCTC